AACAACAAGTGTATTACTTGATAACTGGAATACTATTACAGCTCAGTTCGAAAGCTTTACAAGAAATCGTCGTAAAGATTGCTTATTCATTTCCGACCCATTACGTCAAATTTTCGTAACTGGAGAAAATTATAAGACTCTCGACGATAAGACAAAAAACTTCTCTCAAAACATCTACTGGCCATTACGCAATAGCTATACAGCATACAATACAAGTTATGCTACAGCTTATGCAAATTGGGCTAAGATTACTGACCTCTTTACTTCAAAGAGTGTATGGGTACCGTTCTCTGGTTATGCTTCAGCAATGATGACTGCTAGTGACGCTGCTACATATCCTTGGATTGCCCCAGCAGGTTTAACCCGTGGTATTATTAACGGTCTAACCGACCTAGGTGTTAACCCGCAGCAAAAACAACGCGATCTACTTTATAAGATCTCTCTAAACCCTGTAGTATTCTTCCCTAACGAAGGCTATACAGTGTTCGGGCAAAAGACTTTACTAAAAGCTCCAAGCGCCTTTGATCGTATCAATGTACGTCGTCTATTCTTATATCTAGAAAAGGCTACATTACGTACAATGAGATATTTCGTATTCGAACCTAACACTACATTCACACGTAGTCGTACAGTAAACACCTTAGCACCTCTCTTTGAGTTAGCTAAGAATACTCAAGGTCTTTACGACTATCTTATCGTATGCAACGATACTAACAATACCGCAAATGTAATCGACGATAACACCATGGTGGTCGACATTTACATTAAGCCGGTACGTACTGCTGAGTTTATCTTGGTAAATTTCTATGCTACTAAGACCTCACAAAACTTCAACGAGCTCTTACAAGCTTAATAACCTAAGTAATTAAACAACATGGCACAAACAATTCAAGACTTCTATAGAGTAGCCCAAGCCAGAGGTTTTTCACGCGACTTCATGATGCGTGTAACCTCTATTGGGGAAGATACATTCAACGAAGATGATTTTGTATATATAACTACAAAACAACTTCCAAATCGTTCTATTACCAATCAAGCCGTACCTTATATGGGTCTAGCCTTTAATACGCCTGGTACTGTTACATACCCAGGCTCTGAAGGTTGGAATGTTACGTTCCGTAATGACCTTAAAGGTATTATTCGTAAGAAATTAGAAGATTGGCAAATTAACAAAGTGTTTGATGATGCAACTAGCACCGGAGACCTTTCAACTCGTGGTGTAGATAAAGTCATTCAATTAGAACAGCTTGATGATAAGCAAAATGTAGTTAACACTTATAGATTGTTTGGCGTTTACCTTCAATCTATCGGGGCTATCGAAGGTTATGATGCTGCCGGTGCAGGCACCCCTACTACCTTTACTGCTGTACTAGCTTATCATTACTGGAGACACGTTTAATAGTTAACCCATAGTTTGCAATAAAAGCCTCACGAAAGTGAGGCTTTTTTATTGTTTGGGTATTAAGTATAATAAATGGCTCAGCTACAAGGTTTTGGAATAAAAGATTTTTACCAAACGGCAGTAACACGTGGTTTTGCTCGTACTAATACTTTTCGTATTAAAAACATTACAGGGGTGTTTAACGGAGAAGATAGTGATTTGTTGCTCTTTGCACAAGGGGGTACTATACCGTCTCGTAGTGTATATTATTCATCTGTTAGCTTTAAAGCTTTCGATTTTAATGTACCTATGAATTCAAGCTATCCGGAAAGCACTAGCTGGTCAGTAAACTTTTATTGTGATTCTGATTTTATTTTAAGAGATGTTCTTGAGTCTTGGAGTCGTAGAGCCTTTGACGAGCATAAGCATATTAGCACCACCTCTCTTTCGGATATAGAATTTGTTTTGTTGGATGGGTACTTAAGAGAGACAAGAAACTATAAGCTTATAGGGTGCTACCCAACACAAGTCGGTTCTATGTCTTTTTCAGTCGGTAATGCAGGAGAGTTAGCAACTTGTAATGTTAATATAGCCTTTCAATACGTTATATCAGATAATTCTATATAGTTAGCAATAAGTATATAAAAACATGGCAATCAATCAAACAATTCAGGATTTTTATCAACAAGCCAGTACTCGCAACTTTGCGAGAGATTTTCAATTAAGAATAACCAGCTTTATTGTCAATGGTATAGATCAAATCAGAGATGAAGATTTAGTATTTTTAAAGACTGCTCAGTTGCCAGGAAAGAGTATTTCTGTACAGACTGCCCCTTTTATGGGGTTAAACTTTAACGTTCCCGGCGCAGTTCAGTTTGATGGTACTACTAATTGGGCTGTATCATTTTATTGCACTCAAGATTATAATCTTAGAAAACTACTAGAGTATTCTATGGGAGATACTTTTGATCAAGAATCTTCTACAGGCAATATGGAACCACGTAGTTTACAGCAATCAAAAATTGTAGTTGCTTTATTAGATGATAAACTAAACCCGATACGCTCTTATGAATTACTAGGGTGTTTTGTAAGCAACGTTGGCGCTATTTCGTTTAATACTACTGGTAACGGAGCTATACAAGAAGTAACTGCTAATATAGCATATCAATATTGGGTTGCAGAAGATTTAGGCGGAGGTCAAGGTGTTGCCCGCGGTATTAGAACTACAGGTGAAACAGTACGTAGTATTGGCGGGGTAATTGCTGGTGCTGGTGGTGTGATTGGACGGGTAGGTTCTATTCTCGGTCAAATTGGCGGTATATTCGGCCCTAGACGTTAATATATGCAATTACTTGGGCCTAAAGCTAATGCTGATTCCCCTGAATCTGATTTAACATTATTTCAGCAATTTCTTGCTGATCCAGGTACAAGTATACCAGTAAATTCGAATTTTATTGTTTTTATTGAGTCATTCCCTCTAGGGCTTCAATTATTTACAGACTCTCAAATTAGTCAGTTTGAACCTAACAAATGGGCTGTATCTAAAACAGGAGATAAATTAACAGCTCAAGTATTAAGCCCAGCCTATAACGGCAAATGTTTTTTTGTGAACGGTATTACTTTACCTAACGAATCTATTGGTTCTAAAAGAGTAGGTTTAGCAGAAGAATTTGGAGATTTAGCAGGCGGCGTTCTCTCAGGGGTAGTGAGCACGTCTCGTGCAAGCAAAGGACCACTTCGCGCAACTTTTCTTGAAACAACAGACTCATTTATTGATGCAGTATTAAGACCGTGGGTTGTAGCGGTTTCTCATTATGGTTTATTTGCACGAGAACGTAATTCGGCTTATAACGTTAAAACTAATATAAAAGTAGCTATGTATAATAGTCGTACCAATAAAAGAGAAGTACAACGTAAAGTATATACTTTTTTTGAATGCGCCCCTATTTCTTTTGAAGCAGAATCTCTTACATGGGGCCGAGCTGATACTAAAACAGTAGCTACTGAATGGGTATATAATTATTATACTATTGAAACTAGCTTTACTAAAAACATACGTGCGACTACCAATACTTTACCAAGCTTTACTTCCACCGGTAGCCTAATACCTTCTAATATCCCTTTACCTGGTATACCAGGTATAAGACCTCCAGGGGTATAAGTAGAGGTTTTTTATATATTAGTAAGTAGTTTAAATGGGATTTACTTACAGTGTAAAATTACCTGGATATAATAAATTAGTCTGGGCAAAAGAAATAAATTCTAAAGACTATAGAGATTTAGTTAAATCCCTTTATAACAACGACAGCTCTTCTTTTATACAGCACTCAAACTACGTGGTAGAACAAATAGTACCTGGGATACTTCAAGAAGGACTTAATGTTGTCGATAAGCTTATATTATTAGTAAATGCCCGGGCAGTAAGTGTCAATCCAGATTTAAAGGTTAATGCTGTTTGTAAAGAAACTGAGAAAGAATTTCAACACACTATTAAACTTGATACTATCTTTGACAGACTTAGTGAAATACAGTATAATAATATTACAACTTATAAAAATATAGAAGTTGCCCATTCTATAGTTAAAGCAAAAGATGAAAAATATTTTTTAACTGATAATGCTGAAATCTTATATGTTTACCAATTAGCATCAAGTGTAGATCAGATTATTATTAAAGACAAAGTTTTAAAATTTAACGAAATTAGTTTTGAAGAAAGATGTAAATTAATAGAAAATTTACCGGCAGATATTAATAATAAAATTATTAAAAAACTCTATGACACAGAATTAGCCTTAGGTCGAAACAAACTACTTTATATAGAATCCCCTTATAGTAAAATACCAGCAGTCGATATACCACTTTCAACAGATATAGCTATACTTTTACATGTTAATAAGCTACTCTTTACTGACGATTTGAATAATTTTTATAAACTTGTTTATAATTTAATTTCTAAACTAAACTTTCAAGGAGACTATTTAGATAGACTGGCTCCAGCGGAGTTATATTTGTACTGGTCTCTTTACTTGCAAGAAAACCAGCAGTCTAATAGCGAAATGCCTACTACAAACAATATAGGTAGTTTTGCCGGGTCTCAATTTAATTTAGACGGGTAGTTGACAACCGTAATTTGCAATCTAAATGTTTTTATGAATGATATTAATAATGTACTCTCAGTTTTAGATACAATCAATAAAGAAAATACTGTTTCTTTATATGTACCTAGTTTAAAAAGAGAAGTAAAATTTAAAAGTATTACTACCGGGCAGCAAAAGCTTATTTTAAAAGCTGCAGTAGATAATCCTATTTTTCAAACTCGCTTTGTAATTGCAGCTTTTAATATTATTACTGAAAACTGCACTGAAAAAGAAATACTTAATCAGCTAACGACTATCGATAGTCTATCTATTCTATTACAATACCGCATTAATAATTACGGGGCAGAATATAGCTTAGACCAAGATGGAGTCGAGTATAAAATTAATCTAGCTACATTTAAAGAAGAAGTACAAAAAATAAACGTGCCCGGTAGTACTATTTTTAATCTTGATAGTTTTATTATTAAAGTTGGAGCTCCTACTTTATTGGAACAATACCAGCTTGAGAAAGAAATGAGAGAAAAAAGAACAGAAGACACCACTATTAATGATTCTTTAGGGGAAGCTTTTATGGGAGAAGTGTCTAAGTTTATTAAAGAAATAAGCGTAGTTATAGATAATAAAACCCAAGATATAAATTACAAAAACCTTTCATTTAGTAAAAAATACCAAGTACTAGAAAAGTTACCAGCTTCTGTTGTAAAAGGCATAATAACTTATCTTGAAAATGTTGCCGAAGTACAGCGTCAAGTTACACGTTTTGACGGAGTTGATAATAACGGTAACGTTAAAGCATTAGATATTACTATAGATGCAAGTATGTTTTCGATAAGTTGATATCTGAAACTACGTTGCATACCTAAGTATTTAATATGGCTGAGGATGCAAACCCTAAAACTACTCCGGAACCAAAGGAATCCATTAGTAAACCGGAGCTAGCTGCTATTGTCCGCGAGACAAAAGAGAGTAGAGAAAAAGAAGTCAAGCCTGCCAAAATACAAATACCAGCTAATTTTACAGCTGCTTTAAAAGCTTTAGTAGACGAAAATAAACAACAAACTAGTTTTCTATCTAAAATATACAATAAAATAGAAGACCTTGCAAAAGCTAAACAAGAAGTTGCAACTACCCCAAAAGAGGACACAACCGGGGAAGAAGCTGCAGCGGCTTTAAAAGAAGAGAAACCACAACCAGTAATAATAAAACAAATAGACCCTAAGGCTTTAGAAGAGTTAGAAAAAATATTTAAAACTCTTGCAGTTAGTGCCAAAGGTAAGAGTGAAGCTACTCAAGCTGTAACTCAGACTGGTGGTGGCGGGGACGGTGCAAGTGGTTTATTTTCAAAAGTTTTCGGGAATAAATTATTACCTTTAGCAGGTGGATTAGCCGGGGCCTTAGCATTAGCAGTTGGTAGTTGGTTTAATGACGGACCTTTTAAAGGTCTTATGAAAGAGTTTGGTAAACTTGGTACTACTATTTTTGGTAAAAAGCTAGCTTTAGAAGCTGCAAAATTATTTCCTTCTTTAATTAAGTTTATAAAGCCTATAGCTAGAAAACTTCCTGTTATAGGAACTATAATTGATTTTGGGTCAGCAATTAGCCGGATAAAAGAAGGGGATTTTGTAGGCGGTATAATAGATCTAGCTTCTGGCATTGCAAATTTAGTACCCGGAGTAGGTACTGCTATATCTATTGGTTTAGGGTTTATTAATGCTGCAAGAGATTTAACTGGTCAAACTGAAGACGCTAAAAAGGGAGAGGGTAATAAAGAAGGCAGCATATTTTCAATTTTAACTCAAGCAGTAGTAAAATTTGCACCTAAAGTTCTATCTAAATTAAAATTTTTGCCAGTAATAGGTAGTTTGTTTTCTTTTGCTAGCGCGTTTACTAATTTTAAATCTGGAAATATATTTAAAGGTCTATTAGATGTTGTCGCGGGTGTTGCTGGTTTCTTCCCAGGTGTAGGCACGGTAGTGTCATTACTTGCTAGCGGGGTTGGCTTAGTAACGGATTTATTTGGTGGGGAAAAAGGAGCTGAAGAAGATCCTACAAAAGCTATAAATGTACCTAAAAGTTCTGGTGGCAGTCTACTATCTCGTTTAACTAAATACCTCTCTGATAAATTTAAGGATTTAATGAAAGGTACTTTAAACTTTCTTAAAAAATTACCTTTTGTACCAGAGTTTATAATAGATAAAGTTTCAAACTTTTTAGGTTTAAACGAAAAGAGCTCTGATCAAGAGGCTCCTGCAGCTATGGCGCCTGGGCCGGCGCCTGCTACACCACCTGCACCAGCTGCAACTGTAGCTTCTGTAACAACGCCTGCAACACCATCAGCTCCGGTGCCTGTTGCTACTTCTCCTGTACCTATAACCCCACCACCTGTTAAGACTGAGCAATCTTTTACTAGTCAGCGACGAGCTGCTCGAGCCAGTGCACCTGAACCTGATTGGTTGCAAGAGTGGGATCCTGATACTGATAATAAAGAATGGGCAAAACAATATAAGCGTACAGACCCAAAAACTTGGAAAATTAAACCTAAAATAAACTCTACACTTGGTTATATTTCTGCTCAAAAACAAAATGATGAATTAGCGCGTCAATATTTACCAAAAGAAACCCCAGATGTACCAAACGGTAATATACCAGTCAAGGCTAGTGAACCAGCAACAAATTTACCTAATTTTATAAACTCAACCCCGGTAAAAAATGAAATACCTAAAGGTAAAACTGGTGGTATATTTACCGGTTCAAAAGATGGCTATCTTGTAGAGTTGCACGGTACTGAAGCAGTTGTACCACTTGAGCAATCTAATAATTTAATGTCTGGCGGGCAAAAAATAGAAAATTTAACTGAAAACCAAATTACTGCCGCTAAACAAAATATACAACTAGATGATCCTAAACAACAAGAATACTCAATGACATATCTTGTTAAATTATTAAAGGATTACATTTCTGAAGATAATAAAGATCGTTACGATCCAAAGGAATATGAGCGTCTAAGTAAAAACGCGCTATGGTTTGAAAAGCAGTTAAAAGCAGGTAAAGAAATAAACGAAGAAATGAAAAAAATTCTTTACGAAGATGCGCAGAGAGCCAGCTATACTAGTGAGGGTAAAAAACCAGGACAGGCAGCTCAAGCCTATACTAAAGATGTTCAAGAGGCAGTAAAATACGAAAATTTTGCAAAAAAATACAAATTAATTAACGACTGGAAAGAACGTAAAGATGCTGATTGGAGTAGCTTTAAACCTGTTTATAGTAAAAATACTACCTCTACAAAGGCGCGTTTTGGCGGGGTGTTTACCGGGCCAGAGGATGGTTACGACATGACCTTACATGGCACTGAAGCGGTAATACCTTTAAGACCTGATACTAGATCTAGACTACCACTTGAATCCCCGCTATCTCGACTACCAGGTATGCCAGGTTCTGAGTTAGTAGAAAAAATAGAAAACTTAATAGAAACAATAAAAAGTAATATAAATCAATCTCAGACTATTGATAATACTTCAGTAGCTGGTATAAATTCGGTCACCGGTGGATCAAATACAACTAATATATTTCAAAATAGCTCTGAAAGAGACATACCGTATATAGAGCGTAATAAGTATAGACAAAAGTTAATATATTCTAGAGGACTAATTTAATGGCATACGAAGCAAATCTTTATACAAAAAAAACTCAAGTATTAGGGGCTCCCTTACTTGTACCAAACGTTTATGACTCTGAAGATGAAAACGGGCAGTCATATGCTAGTGGCAATACTCCTACCTTAGTAAATATACATAAAGATTACCGCTGGACTCTTTCCCAGCCAGTTGCCCGAGAAATAGTACCAATGTTACAATTAACAGAATATAAACTTGTACTTTCAAGTGAAGTTTCTGGCTTTTTGTATATGCTTAGAGGAGAAACTGACAATTTAAATGTAATAAAACAAGAATTTGCTCCTAATATAGAAAGAACCGGTACTGCAATACAAAGAACTGGCGAAGCTCTAGCTTCTTCTCTGCAGTCGCTTTTAAGTAAATTACAACCAGCTACAAAAGATGCTGCAAAAGCAAATGAAACAATATTAAATAAAGCAGCCAAGCAAGATTTCACGTCTGGTGTAGATAATCAAAGCGGATTAAAACCGTATTTGGGTCTTTATGCTATAGAACCTACTAATTGGTCTTATAATTTACCTTATTTGGGGTCCTCTAATATGGCATCTCCAAATAATCAATGGGGAGAAAGTAACGTAATACAAGAAGGCCTTCAAAAAGCCGGTGGCGGCATACTGAAAATTTTTGGTGGTTTGCCTGCCTCTAAAACTGGTACCGGTGGTAAATCTGGCGGAGCGGCAGGAGCAACTACTACTGGGGAGGATATTGGAAAAATTGCGAGTGGTATAAAAGATTTTTATACCGGCGCCATGGCGGGGTTGTCTTTAGGTGGTGGGCTTATTAGTAGGGAGACACCTCAATCTTTTACTGGTACTGATAGTGATAAAATTGATGTGTCGTTTTATTTATTAAACACTTATGATGTAAAAGATATAAGACGTAATTGGGAATTTTGCTATTTGCTTACATATCAGAATTTAGCAAATAGAAAAGGCATTAATTTGTTAGATCCACCGTGCTTATATAGTGCAACTATAGCTGGTTATAAACAGCTACCTATATGCTGGATAAGTGGTTTTTCTGTTACAAATGTAGGTACTACCCGTTTAATTGATATAAGAACCGGAGAAATTAGCCCTCAAGGCGCTGTAAGTCCTTATATAAAAATGATACCAGAGGCGTATAGAGTTTCATTTACTCTGCAAAGTAGCTTAAAAAATGCACGTAATATTTTTCAATTTGTAGAAGATCCAAGCTATAAAGTTACTGTAGGGGGGGTATAAAATGACAGATAATTCACAAAAACAAAACGATATAAATGAATTACCTACTTTAGATCAATTTAGGTATGAGAATATTTTTAATGTTTATCAAAATACTGCGGATCAGTATTTTTATAATATATTAAGAAAAGTAAATTTTCCTCAAGATATAGACGAAACTGTTTATAGTATATATAGAGTACCCAGTAATAATTTGCCATATACGTTTATATCGTATAAAGTATACGGCACTATCTACCTTTGGTGGTTGATTTGTTCAATAAATCGTATTACTAACCCGGTGTTTTACCCTGCTGCTGGTACTCAATTAAAAATACTAAAGCCTGAATATGTGCGTTCGGTTTTACAAAATTTACAGCAATAATGGAAAACAATACTGTAAAGAATAGACTAAGATTAAACAATCAAGATTATGAAGTAAGTATTACACTGTATAATACTCAAGGTAATGCATTTCCTATTAATGCTGCATCTATTTTATCTTTAGTTATAGAAGAGAGTACCCATCAATGGTACAAGCAAGGTAGTATAGTGTTGCAAAACGGTTACAACGTTTTAGAAAAAAGAGCAAATGAATTTACACCGCCTGACCTTAATTATAAATTTCGTAATGATGGCAGAGATTTATTATTTGTTAGTATAAAACCGGTTGTTGAAACTAATTTTATCGAACAAGATGCGTTCGAATCAGAATTTTGGGATATGCTTTACGTCTTTACTGTTTATGATACTGAAGATATACCCGGTAATACTCCTAGAGAAAAAAACTTAAAACTATATTTTTGGGAAACAGACTATCAGCTTTGTACTGAAATAAATGCAAATTGGAGTACGAATGAAGTTTTATATGAACTGTACCCAGAATACAGTGGTAAATCTTCTCAATTGCCAGATTTAAAACGTAGAGTACCAACTGGCTTAGCAATAAAAAGCCTTATAACTTATGCTCTTAATAATAAAGTTAGCTCTCAAAAATTTTCTAATGAATGGGATATAGGGGCAAGTAAAATATTTTATACCCCTACTGTGGAGAGTGTGGTTTCTACTAGTTTGGACTTTTTAGTAAAAAGACACGTTTGTAGTACTAGAGAAGGTGACAACTCCGGAGATGTAGGTATTCTTTTTAGAAACAGATATAGTAAAATTTGGAATTTACTTTCTATAACTTCTTTGTTAAATAAAGCTGTAGATAATTCTCGTTTAGCAGGAGACTATCAGCTTGAACAATTTTATATAGAATCTACTGAAGCAAATAGTGTTATTATTCCTTCAGTGCCTTATACCCCGCCTGATCCATCTAAACGACGTAACATTACTCTAGGGCAGTTAAGTACAATCAATAATTATCAGTTTGTTAATATGTCGGCTATTGATAGTAATAATATGTTAGTTAATACTGCAGTTTGTACAAACCATATAGGGCGTAAAGAATTTGTAATGGATTTAAAAGAAAACACTATAGAAAACGTAAAAAATTATTTTCAGCAAAACTACATAAGCAAATTTAAATACGCATTAAATCCATATGCATTATTAGCTCTCAATAAAAATAAAACCGAAAGCATAACAATAAATACAGTTTATTCTTACGGGGAAACAAAAGTAGAGCGCTACCCAGAAGGTCGTAATGTAATGCTTGAAAGTGGTTTATTTTTAAATGAATGTTTAACTTTTACTGTACCTGGGAGTACTTTAAGACAAGTTAATCGCTTTATAGGGCTAGATAGATCAACAGGTAATATAGATAATGATTTTGATGAAAAATTTTTAGGGCAATGGTTTGTGACTAGAGTAGTTCATGAATTTTCTCAAACTGGATATACTAATACAATAACTGCAGTTAAACCATACGCTAGTCGCAATCTTAAGATTGATGATGAAGTTGCGTAGGTAAGTAATATAAGATGGCGACTACAGTAGTAAGAACGTTTGATCTATATAATACCAGTTTATACTGGAATGGATATACTTTTCCTGGTTACGAAACCGAACAATCTATAACTAAAGCGTTTTACTCAACCCAATTTTCTTCTAACCCAATTGGATCTAAGGTAGATTTTTTTAAAGAATTAGCCGGGGACTCGCAA